CTGCGCCTCGGGGCTTTCCGGGTGTCTGCGTGCCATCGCAGGCCGGCCCATTGCTGGGATGCCTGCGATGTTCGTGCGTGGGGGGTGTCGGTTTCCCGACTATTTGAAGCGGGGAGTTAGAAGCGGGACTTCGGCTTGCTGTACTTCTGCTCATACATCGCGTCGAGCTGGGCCTGGACGCCTGGGCGCTTGGGATCGTGCGCGGGCAAAGCCTGGAGCTGGGCGCGAAGTTCAGCGGCCTTGATGTTGAAGTCGGCTTCGTTGACCTGGGCGCCGCCGTTGATGGCGTTGTCTTCCTTGAGTTCGCGGCCGATGTTGGCGGTGAACGCAATGAAGTCCGGGTCATTGCCATACTTGGCCTGGAGCGCGGCGAAGTTGCCAGGCTTGCCCGGTTCACTGGCAAAAGTCTCGGCAGCGCGGTACGACGCACGCACGTTCTGCGTCATGGCCTGCTCATCACCCCATGCGGCCTTGAGCGCTGCAGCGCAATCCTGCTGACTCAACTGCACACCGCCCTCGACCAGGCCGGGAGCTGCCTTCATGTACTCGCCGATCACGTACTCAACCTGGGCATTGGTCAGGCCCTTGGCGTGCGCGCCCTTGAGGAACGACTGGGTGCCCTCGTCAGCCTTGAAATCATCCCAGTTGAAGCCCTCGACGCCTTCCAGCTTGACGGCGTATTCGTCGGCAGTCTTCGGCGGGATGTCACCGGAACCCAGTCGGGTCTCCAAGTGCTTATACGACTCGGCCAGCTTGCGGCTGGACTGCTCCAGATCGAGCGAGCCGTCTTCCTTCTTGACCTGGTACTTCTCGGGGAAGTAGTCAGGCTGTGCGCCGCTGTCCAGCACGGTGCTGGTGGGGGCTGGTGCCGGTGCTGCCGGGGTCGACGGGTCGCCGCCTTCGGTGGCTTCGGCCATCAGCATGGCGCCCATAAACATGGCAAAAGAGTGTTTGAGACGCATGGTTATTCCTCTCGGTCGTTAGGGTCGTCTTGGACGCCATTGGCGCGGTTAACGCGGTTCATGATGTGGTCCAGGACTTCACGGGCCCCGGCTTGTTTGTACGTGGTGAGGATGGCGTCGATGCCACCCACGGTGCAGGCGTTCTTTGCAAAGCGCTGGATCAGCAGGTCCAGCACGATGCGGCCTTCGTGGTGGTCCTCGAACACGCGCTTGAACATGTCGTCGGTCTGCTCGGGTGTCAGGCTCACGCTGCGGCCCCCCGTTGTTTAAGCGCGGCGTCGCCGGCCTGCTGCATCATCATTTGCTGCTGCTCCTGCTCCTGTGCTGCCTGCTGGGCCTGGGCGCGGTCGGCGCGGATCTTGTCCCGGTCGGCCGAGCTGCGGATGATCGAGCCAGGTACGCCCAAGGCTTCACCCTTGAAGCGCTGGGCCTCGTCCATGTCGATGTTGTCCATCACGGTAGGATCAGCCTGTGCAACGATCAGCGCGCCCTGGATGAACGTGTCGATGGCCGTCACCTCTTCCAGCTTCTGCGATCGGGCCAGCGGCGACAGGTAACGCACAGTGAAGTTGCGACCGGCCAAAGACTCAGGCGCAGCACCCAGCACCCCGGCGCGGTAAGCAATGCCGAAGCACCGCTCAATCATCGGTTGCAGGTACTCAGTCTGGAGCCGGCCATAAACCGGGCCCAGCAGCTGGCGGATCAGGTTCACCCGCACATGCACCTCGGTCGCGGTCATCGCTGGGCCGTCCTGGGCCTGGAGCTGGTCGGCCATCAGGATCTTGCGGATGGAACCTTGCAAGCGCTGGATCTTGGTCTCGGCGTACTGGAAGTTTGAGCCGGACTGCAATGGCTTCATGCTGTCCACGCTGTTGGCCACGATGATCTTGCGCGGCCCGACCTTGACGGTGCGCGGGTTCAACACGCCGTCATCCTCGGCAATCCACATACCAGCAATGGCCAGGTCACCGGCTGCCAGGTCCATCCGGCACAGTTCGTTCAGGGTGCGCGAGTCGGGCAAGGCATCGAACACCGGGCCCACGGCGTACACGCTGTCAGGGATCATCATCCAGCGCGGCACTACGACCGGCATTTCGTGATAGCCCGACTCACTCACCAGGCGCTTGGCCTCGACTTCAACCTTGCACGATGCCACCGGCATGTTCTTGGCCAGCTTGGCGCCGACCATGTGCGTGGTACGTGGGTAGATGGCGTGGACGAAGCGAACCATTTCCTGCGGCTTTTCCTTGGCTAGCTTGCGCGTGCCCTCGCTCAGGTTCTCTTCGCCGAACTCGTTGACAGCCTGCTCAGCCGTCAGCTTGTACTCGCGGTACACGGTGTCGATCTTGCCGCCTGCCTTGGACGCTGAGCAGTACACGCTCGCAATGGGCCACAGATCGAACGTGAAACCGCCCTTCTCCATGTCCTGATCGATGTACAGGGCAAACCAACCAGCGCACACAACGTCGATCAGGCCCTCAAAGGCGGCTGCATCGAAGTTGGAGGCGTGGATGTTCTGCCACAGGATGTCGGCCGAGTCATCCAGCCAGCGGCGCTCGTCCTCGCTCTCCTGGCCCACGTCCATGCCGAACCACAGCGAGTTCGCCGGGGTCAGGCCGGACATGATCCCAGACGACAAGATTCGCGCCGCGTCCGTGGTGGTGCCATCGATCATCCTTGCCTTGCGCATCTGCGCCTCGATGGCGGTGATCTGCTCAGTGCAAAAGCCACTGCCCCGGATCGGGTAGCTGTGATCGAAGCAATCGCGCCAGACCGTCTCATGCGGTGAGCGGAGTGACTTCAAGGTGCTCAGCGTTTTGGCGATCTGGTCTGCGTTCATGCGCCGAGTGTCCTTTTGCCCTGATCAAGTACGGACCCAGCAGCGCCACCAGTGGAGAGCAGGCTGCTCTCGGCCTTGCGCTTCTTGCGGGTGGCGGTCTCTTCGTTGGCCTTCTGGGCTGCCAGGTCTGCGGCCTTCTGGGCTTCAACCTGCGGATCAGGTGCGGCAACGGTCTTTGGTGCCTTTGGCTTGCTGCCCATGATCGTTACTCCTTGACCGGTGGTTCAGGGCAGAGCCAGCCTTCGCTGGTCAGAACGGGCTGCTTGATCGTGGTAGGCGTGGCAGTCACAGCCTTGGGCTTTGGAGCGGCCTTTACCTCGGGCGGCGGCTCGGCAGGCTTGACGAACGGATCACCGCCGGCAATCAGGCGCTCAGCTTCTGCCTCGGCCTGTTCCTTTGCGCCTTCACCGGCAACAACGTAATCGCTGAACCAGTCGTCAGTAGCGGTCGACCAGATCTTCCAGCGCCCGCCACCGTTATGCTTGGCGACGTACAGTGCTGGAGGTGCTGGGGTTTCAGTGACTGGCGCAGTGTTGGCGGTGGTATCGCCCGGGGTCTGCGTGGTGAGTTCTGGTGCTGGCATTGGTCTGGCCTCAGTTGGTTGTTGATCAACGAGGGCCAGAATCAATGGGTTGGGCTGTCGGGTTCCCGACTATTTGCGAGGGAGGCAGCTGGCGTTGACGTAATCGATCAATCCATTCAAGGCGATGATTGCTTCGTCTCCGTCGTTGGCGATGCCGACAATTCGTTGACCAGCCGCTGGGTCAAGTTCGGCGCGCGCTTCTGCATCATCCACGCGGCCGGGGCCTGGGCTGGTTCGCACGACGGGACACTTGGCTGGGACTGACAGCCGCTGAGCGCCAGTGCCAACGCGAGCAAGCAGGGCTTTGTTCTGGGCTTGAGCATCGGTGAGTACCTTCGTGTTGTCGGTGTCGAGCTGGGTCAGCAGCTTCTGTGTGGCCTTGCGTGATGCTGCGGCGCGCTCCAGGGTGCCGACCTGATCCGTCGCGGCGCTGAGGTTGGTGCTGACGTGATCCAGACGCCAAAGCGCCAGGACAAGCGCCACGGCAAGGCCTGCAACGAGATAGCGAGCCACGGCGCCCATGGTCAGGCCGGATACGCGGCTTGGAACGCGTCCCACATTTTCAGCTGCACATCCTCTGGCAGGCTGTGGCCACCGGAGTAGGACAGGAAGTGCTGGAACGCATCTTCCTGGGAGTGCGCCTTGCTGCGCTCGAACAGGCTTTGCTTGAGCGCATAGCCCATCAGCGGCCAGACCTTCGCGACAGCGTTCTCGCGGGCGATCTTGCGACCAATATCCGCGTCAAAGTTCTCAGGGCTGGCACACGCGCTCTCGCCGGTTACGGTGAAACCGTTGCGAAGCACCAAAACACAGAAGGTTAGCAGCGACAATCCGCCGTGTGCGCCAGTGAGTCGGGTCAGCTCATCCTGTGAATGGAAGGCGGCCTGCACACCATCGGCAGCAGTAAAGAAGTATTCGCCAACGATGTTGGCTTTCAGGTCTGCCGGAGTGATGCGCGGCGCAGTCAGGCCCTTTGCCTGGATTTCCTGTTCGATTGCTTGGTCGTTCACGGGGGATGCCTCGGTGGTTGGGGGATTACTGCGCAGCCATGCACTTGGCATGGCGGTCGAGTTGACGAGCCCAGACGCCCCGGCACCGTTTGTTGCCAGGCGTGGAGCAGTCGAAGCCAGCGGCATAGCGATACTTGAGCAGATCATGGCAGGCTTGGGCGTAGTTGCCGGCCAGCAGGTCACGACGCGGGGAGCCGGTGCGCCAGGCGCCAATGCCGTACTGGCCAACGAAGTCCATGTAGAGGTCGAACTCGGCCTGATGCAGCTTCACGCCCGGCAGTGACGCGGCGAATTGCTTCTCGGCCTGGCTGTTCAGGTTGCGGGCCAGGATCTCGGCGCGCTGGGGCGTGATGGTGTCGCCCATGCGGACTGGCGAGCCGTCTTCGTAACGAGTCGAGCCGTGGCCGATGGTGGGCACGTCGCCCTGTGTGGGGATTACTGCGGTGGTGGTCAAGCCTTCGTTGGCCTGCCAGGCAGCGAAGCCGGCGGCGCTGATGCTCAGTAGGCCCACGGCGATGCGCTGACGCAGTTGTGGGTTCATAACCGGTACTGATCCTTGAGCGCCTGTAGCCTGGCCTGGCTCTCAGCATGCTCGCGGCGATCCTTGCGGACCTGAAAGTACAGATTGATCATCAGGCCCATGACCGCGATCACAACGCCCGACACGCCTATCCAGTTCACTTGCGAGAAGAACCCAACCAACCCCACGGCGCCGCCCGTAAGCATCCCCTTGCTGGCGACTGACGCGCC